CGTAGGATTGAGCGAGTTTCCGGTGTTGCCCTCAAAAAGCCGCTCAGCGAGGCTAACCACCGACATTGACAGTTCGCGCTTGCCCTTGCCAACCGTCAGGACGCTTTGGTCGATCTGTCCGGTAAACAGCACATCCGCCGAATTGATCGTGCCCGCGTCCACATCGTATTCCGCCAGCACGAATTGCACCTGTGCGGTTTGATGCCCCGGCTTTGCCAGTTCGGCCACCGCGCTAGTGTCAGGCGGCAGGAGGGTGATCGACAGGGCGGGGACGCTATCGCCTACGCCTTCGGACAACGGCTGCACCGATTGGATGGTGCCGAACGTGTCGTCCTTGGCGCGGTAGGTTTCGCCGCCGTATTCGATGAACCCGCCATCAGTGAAGCGCAGGGTCGCTTCGGGCAATTCGATTGTTAGGAGGCCGGTTAGGGCTACTCTTGCCATTATTGCCCCTCCAAATGAAAAGGGCGGCTCCCGGAGGAACCGCCCATAACTAGCCGTCGCCAGTTTAAGCCCGATGCTTTCGCAGAGCGGGAAGCTGTGCTATAGAATTGGTGTAGTTATTTCACCGCAACATGATGGTCGAAACCGATGATTTGGCTTAACAATTTACTTGCTCGGGTCTTTCCCAAGTTCTTCCGCAGGCTTCCCACTCGGCGCGCGATGCGCCGCATGGCCCGGTTGCTCCAAGAAATGCCCAATCGCACAATGAACCTAAAAGATGATGTCCCATTTCATCAGCGCGTGTGGCCCGGAGAAGTGAACGTCCCGGAGTCCAGCTTAAAGGCGCTTTCGGTGCCTATCCTTTGGGGGCCAGAAAGCCCGCCAGCGAAAGACGATGAGGGGGTGGTATGAAAAACTGGGGGTCGATTAAGACAGGCGGCGACCCTGCCTATATGCCATATCCGAACCGCACCGCAGGGCGTCGATGTTGACAGTCGGCTGCATGGGCCGCTCGTTCAGCTTCATAATGATGCCGCAGCCGACGATTTTAACGTTGCTAACCGCCAAGCACACGAAACCCGCGACAGACTGACCCTCAATAAAATTCCAGACACCTAGGCCGAGCCAGATAAGCGCAAATGCAATGTAGTAGATAGGCTTAGTCATCACTCGTATTCCTCCACCACGAAACCAACCGACACCAGCCAGTTAGTCGGCGTGTTCCAGCCCCAGTCTTCGCCGTCGATAAAACCCTCTATGTAGGGCTTGGCGAACTCGATAGTCGCGCCGTCAGCGAACGGGGCGCGTAGGGGCGGCTCGATGCTCAGGGTTGCCTCACCGCTGCCATCCGCACCCACCGTCTCGACAACTTGGTGCAGATAGCCGTTGCCGCTTGCGTCCACGATGGTCAGCCAGTAGTCCTCCTTGGCGAAATACCCCGGCGTGAAGCCGCGAACGTCAAGCGAGGTGCCCGACTGGCCCGCGCCATCGACCACAGGCGTTCCCGGCGATCCCTGCGGCACCTTCAGCGGCAGGTGGACACGAATGCCCTCCCGCTTGGCGCGCACGATACGGGCGACCTTGGCCTTGGCGCTAGGCGGGAACGTGAAGCCGATTGCATAGCGGGTGCCGGGGCGGTCAATACGCAGCGACGATGCACCGCGCACCACGCTGCCCTGATCGAGCGACAGCACTTCCATTTCGCTCGGCACTACGCCTACGGGCAGTTCGATCATCGGCCAAGCCTCCGCGATGCTGCGAACCGTGACTGCTGGGCCGAAATCTGCGCGCCGCCTTGTGCAGCCGCAACGTCGCCCGCATTGATGCGCGCCCAGAACTCCGGCGTCAGAAGGTTGCCGCTGAAGTTATAGGTATTGCCGCCGCGCACACCGGGGTCGCCACGATGAACGTCCACCACCTCGCCAGAGGTAACGCGGGCAACGGGCTTGCCGTTGAGTGACAGGAGGTTACTGTCGATGCCCGAGTGGCCGGCAATCTTGAAGCTACCGCCTGTTGCCAACCCCATTGGCCCGCCACCAGTCGGAACACTCCAGCCACCAGTGGAACCCGTTGCAGGTTCGGGCACTGACTTGCCGAACAGGCCAAGGATGCCGCCGAACAACCCGCCACCTTGCGAATTGCCCGAGATCAGGTTCGCGAGGTTGTCAGCCAGCTTGTCCAGGACCTTGGAAAGCGCGTTAAACGTGCGCTCCCGCATCCAGCCCTCGAAAAAGTCCTTCAGGTTGCCATCCAGTGCAGCCTGTAGGCCATTGCGGAACGCATCGCGGAACGTGCCCTGCAAGTGGGCCTGCGAACGGTCAGCCGCTTCGCGCAACGCCTGCTCTTCGGCTTCAGAGCGCGACATTCCACCGCGGTCCATAAGGTAATCGACGCGATCACGGCGGCGCAGTTCTTCTTCGCGCATCCGAATGCTGCGGTCGTCATCGCCGCGCAGCCGTGCCAATTCCAGTTCATGCGCAAGCTGTTCGTCTTCCAGCCTACGCGAAGCTGCCGCCTCTCTTGCCTGCTCGATTGCCAGCATTTCATCGCGGGCGATCTTCTCGGCGGTCACAAGGTCGTAACCCTCGCGGTTCAGGTCGTTGATGCGGCGCTGAAGGTCGAGTTCATCGTCCAGATAGCGCAGGTGTTCGTAGTCGTTGTTTAGGATGGCGACCTGATATTCGGTTTCCACCTGCCGCTCGAAAAGGAACTCTTCAAGCGCCCGTTTGCGCGCTTGATCCAGTTCGGCCATGTCGCGCTCAGCGGCAATGCGAGCGTCCGCAGTCTTGAGGCCCGCGCGTTCATAATCGGCAATCTTTTCGCGAAGATCACGCAACCCCTCTAAAGCGCGAACCGCCTCCTCGTCCCCCATAGCGCGTGCAACGGAAAGCTTCTGCTCCAGGTCGATTTCTTCACGTAGCGCCGACAGTTCCTCTTCGGTTGGCCCCGTAGAAACCCGCCCCCGACCGGCGCGATCGACTTTCGTGTCTGGCTCCGCGTAATCTCGCGTCGGATCATCTGACGCGCCTTCCGCGTCTATATTGTTTTCAATCGCGGCAGAGAGAAGGCGCATCCGCAGCGCGACCTGTTTCTCGCGCGCCTCTAGGCTGCCGATGGTCTCTCGCTGTGTGTCAGAGACGCGATAGCTCTCCTTCTTGCGAACGCCGACTCCAAGAAACCCGCCGCTCTCAACTTGGACATACCCGTTGCCCATGTCGATACCGCCAGCCCGCTCCTTTGCCCGATCGATCCAGTCCAATTCCTTCTGCAACTCTTTGATTTCAGCGACCCGGGCCAAGGTCTGGATAAGGCGTTTGCCCGCCTCATTCGCGCCGTCCATAGAGTCAGCGAGGTCATCCACGCCACCGGCTGCGTCAGAGCTGCGATTGCCGAAGTCCGTGACCTCAACCCCGGCAGCTTCAAGCTTTGCCGCCAGTTCGGCATTGCTTTCTTTTAGCTCATCGGTTCGCTCCGCACTTGTCTGCGCCCTTGCCGCAAGGAGAGCTACCCCGGCGAGAAGAAGCCCGAGTGGACCCAAGAGGACGCGCATTGCAGCCCCCGCCGCCAAGGCGACTAACCGAAAAGCCCCAGAAACGCCTATAAGCTTGCCAAACCCCACGACTAGCGCGCCAATAGGATTGACGATGGCGGTGATACCCGCCAGCAAAAAACCAAACGCGCCACGCATCGCTAGAAACCGGACAAGCAGAAGGGGCAGAACCAAAGTGGCCAAGGTTGAGAGCACGACAACCACTGGGCCTATGACGGCAAGAAATGCCGCGAAGCCAACTGCGACCTGCTTGACCCATGTCGGCAGCGAGCGGAAGCCTGCTACCAGTCTTTCCACAGTGGACGCGAGGGCCTCCGCGTAGGGGGCCAGTATGGTGCCGATTTCCAGAGCCAATTCATGGAGGTCGCCTTTAATTTTGCGAACCTTGTTTGAAAGGCTGTCAGAAGTCCGCTCAATGTCCCCTTGTGCGTCCGATAACCCCTCAGCGATCAAGGCCGAACGGGCCATAATTTTACCGTATTCGTTGACCTCCTGCCCAGCACTTATCAGGCCAAGTTCAAGGGCCTTTGCCTTCACCGCCGACTCATTCAGAAATACGCCGAAATCGCGCAGCGGCTCGCTTTCACCGGTCAGGCCCGACCGGATTTTACCCATCGCCGTATCGAAGTCGGTATTATAGAAGCTAGCAGCATCCTGCGCCAACTCGGTGAACCGCTGCGACATACGGGCCGCTGCGGCTTCGGTGGGCGCAGCCGCCTTGAAAAGCTGCCCAAAGGCGAGCGCGCCCTGCTGCATCTCTTGTGTGGCTCGGCCCATTGCGTCACCGGCAGTTACAGCCCAGCTATTCATCCCCGCCGACATTTCGCCAAAGGTGTAATCGAACGCAGATTGTAGCTCGGCAGCATCAGCCGCCGTTTTCGTGAACAGCACACCTAGGCCGGTTAGGGGCAGCGTCATGCCCAGAGTCATCTTGCGGCCCGCGTTAGAGACCGCCTCTCCAACCTTGCCAGCAAGGCCGATGATATTCTTGAAGGTGCCTTCAATAACAGTCGTGCCGCGCTGGAAATCTTCAATGTCCCAGCGCAGGGTAGCTTCCAAGTTCGCGATTGCTCCCATCGGGCAAGCTCCCTGTTCTGGATTGTTGGTTCGTTTTGATGTATTCGGCAGGCATGAGACCCACACACCTCGCCTTGACCGCCGCGCTTATTTCGCTTGCCGCCCCCGCCAGCGCGGATTGGCAATACGCTCAATGGGGCATGTCCCCGGAGCAGGTAGTGTCAGCCGCACAAGGCAATGCGGCAAGCGTCAGGGGCCTGCGCGGCGATCAAGTAAGGGGCCAAGAATTAGGCGCGGAAGGCACCTATTCTGCGTCGGGAATGACGTTTAGGACCCAGTTCTATTTCTCACCGCTCTCAGGCGGTTTGTCAGCTATCCGGCTGCACCCCGAGGCCCCCGAAGCCTGCGAGGTGATCGAACGGGAGATAGACGGGATATACAGCCGCGCTGGCCGCTCTGAATACGTCAGCACAGAACGCAATCTTCGCGTGCGGGTGTCCAACGGTTACGGCCAATGCTTCCTGCTATATACCCCCATAGCGCCTACGAATGAGACGGGGCTTTAGGCTGCTTCTTGTTAAGCCACATTACCCATAGCTTTGCCCCAACATGCTCCGCACCGGGTTCCGGCTCCGCTTCCGGCTCCGGCTCTTCGCCAAGCATTTCTTCGAGCGACGGGTATTTGTCAGGGTCGATCATCCCCGAAAGGCGACCATTCAGCCACGATCCCGTGATGACGTTGCGAAGCTCGCTTTGCGCCCGCTCTTTTGCCCCCTGTAGGGCAAGGATGGTCGAGCGCGGGGTTTCCTCAAAGAAGTCGCCCCGCGCGTAACCAGCCTGTCGGTAGGACCGGAAGATTCCCTCCCAGTCCCACGCTACTTCTTTGCTGCCGCCTTCTTGCGTCCGTTTCCCACCGGCTTAGGCGGTTCCACGCCAAGGAGGATTTCCTTGAACGCGGTTTGCGGTGCCGGATCGTCAGCCATGAACATGTCGATAGCTTCGTCCTCGGTCACAGCCGGGTGGTTCTGGTGCAGCGCGCCGTAAAAGATAGCGACGACAGTGCGAAGCATCGGGTTGCGCCCGACTGCCAGCGCCTGTCGCGCCTCTTCTGCCGCGTCGAGCGAAGAATAACCAAGCACTCGCTCGGCATCCATCAGAACGCGGTTGTTGAGGGTCAGGCGGTAGGTCTGACCCTCATAGTCGAACGTCGCGGTTCCTTCGAGACGGTTCCCCATCTTACGAACCCGGTGCCGTTACTGCGCCCTCGGTGTATTGGCGCACGCGACCGCGAAGGGTTGCGTCCACAACAGCGCCCGGTGCGCGGTTCGGCTTGTCATAAGCCAGCAGCAGGATTTCGCCGGTTCCTTCGACCGTCGAGCCGTCATTGTCCGCGCGCAGAACGATCTTGAAGGCGCGCCGTTCGCGGCTCAGCAGATGCTCTTCGATCAGGACATGCTCGTCGCTGCCGGGGCGGTGCTTGATGGTCGCCTCGAAAAGCGTCCAGTCGCCCAGACCGGCAACGTAGTCCTTAACCCCGCCGCTGGCCATGTCGGTGTCTTCGACCTCATCGAGCGTGAAGCTGGGTTCCTTGATGCCCTTCAGGCCAAGGATTTGAGTGAGAGTTCCCGAGCCGTCCGTAAGGTGCAGCTCTTCTTCGATGGCGACGACGCCTTCGACGTAATCAGGCATGGTGTTTATCCTCTAAAGTGGAGAGTGAGGGACGAAGAAGTCGAGTATCGTCCGAAAGACCTTCAATCCCCCCGGAAGGTCCTCGGGGTCCGTGTCCCGCTCGAAGGCGAGGCGTGATTTGCTAAACTGGGTAGCGCCTTGGCTGGCGCTGGTTTCCATCTCTTCGATGACCGCCGTTTTGGTTGCCTTGACGCTCAGCGGGGTGAGGTCGAATATCTCAGCCCGAATGCGCGGCTGCTTCAGTGCGTCCGTGCCGCCCTGCACATAGTCATGCCCCGGCGAAACGGTCGTCAGGACGATGGCCGGGAAGGCGCTGCGGTCGTTGCTCTTGCGTTCGTTCCAATCGACGGCGGGGCGGTTAAATGCTTCGCCTAAAGTCCCGCTAAGTGCATCCCGCAGGCGGTCTTGAAGGTCTTTTTCCATTTACAGCCCCTCAGTCCTTAGAGCCGTGCGGCTGCGGTTGACGCGAGGTGCGCCCTCGATGCGAGCGCGGATGCGATCAGCAAAGGCGTTACTCACCTCGCTAACGTTCGCATCCCACGCGGGCATAAGCATCGGGGTGGCCCGCATATGGACGGTGCCGAACTCGAAGAAATGCCCCTTCCAGTCGCGGATAATTACCCCGACCGAACCATCTTCAAATACCGTTGCCTCGATGCTGTCGCGCAGGTCGCCCTGATCGACCGGGGCAAGGCTTTGTGCGTCCTTTACCACCGGCTCTAGCGCCTCTAGGCCATCCGCCTGCAATTCGCGGTCAGATACCGCCTCTTCGATAGCCTCAAGATTGCGCAGGGCATCTTCGACGCCATCAAGGTGGAACCTCATTCGGGTTCCGCTTCGCCTTCTTCGTCCCCGAAGGGCTGGAAAGGCTCGAAGGATTCCGTCTCTGCCGTTACTTCCTCGACGTAGCCGAACTGAATATCGGTCGCGGGGCGGTCGTGGTTGTATTCGTCGCCCCGGTTGTGTTCGCCGTGGACATTACGATGCCACTGCAAGGTTCTAACTCGCGTCATCGCTGAAACCCCTCTGCTTGACTTTTTGCTAAACTTGGCCGCTATTGCTGGGCCATGAAAAGAACCGCACTCGCACTATTCGCAGCCGCCAGTATTACAGCTTGCACGACAACCGCTTCAGACCTGCGCACCCGTCCGCCAGTCCATACCTTCCAGACCGCCAAGCCACCGATGCGCGTTGCCCAGTGCATCTCCGAAAGCGTGTCGAAGATTGGTGCGCCCTCAGTCCTTCAAGACGAGAGCGAAACGACAGTTACCTTCGTGCAGGAAAATGCCACAACGCTGTTCATCACCATTGCAAACGATGGCGCGGGCAAGGTGTGGAGGGTGAACGGGCTTATCCCTTATCGCTCAGCCCTCGAGCGTTGCGCCTAGGCTGCACGAACTGCCGTAACCTCTAGCAATCCGCGCTCGGGCGTATCGGGGCTGATCCCGACAATATCCCAGCTCCCGTTATGCTCAATGCGGTCCTTTAGCGTCAGCCCCCGTGTCTGCGCGTTCGATAGGAACTGGAAGTTAGCGGGCTGGCTTCCCTGTTCCATTGCAGCCTGCCGACGCTCGCTTCCCTTGCCGTAGTAAACCGCTGCCCATTCGGTGCCGATAGCAGCCCAAGTCTCAACCTCTTCGCCGTAGTCGTTCTGGGTCGAGGTGAACCGCTCCAGCGTCACAAGCTTGTCCCTACGTCCTGCGGTCACAGCGCGTCGCCACGGATCGAATTGAGAGTGGAGGCAATCGCCATCTCGATGCCTTCGATATACTTGGCGTCGTCGCGCCCTCGGTTCTCGAAGACCTGAAACTTTAGCTGCGCCGCGATAATCAGCAGCGCCAGCTTGTCAGCCGGTGCGGCGTCCACCGTGAAGGTAATTGCTGCCGAGCCGTAGGCCGTGGGCCAAGATCCACCGACAGCGGGATAAGCTGCGCCGTTGACTAGCCGCGCGTCCGCATAGCTCGCGCTAACGCCATCGGTGCCCATATAGGCCACGCTATCAATCGAGGTCGCACCGCGAACCGGCAGGACATTGTGCCGACCGAAGCGGGGCTGCTCCCATACGAATTGCCCGCCATCTACTGCATAGCCGGATAGCTTCTCGACTTCCGACAACGCAGCATCACGGAAGCCCGCAAGCACAGTGTCCTCGTCGTCGCTGGTGATATGCGCGGACAGCTTCGCATCAGCGAGCGGCAACACATCCTCACCAGCAATAGGGGTGAGGCGGCGAAGGTTGTAAGTCATCGTTGCGCCCTCCGCCGCCGCACGCTTAGTCCTGCGCCTTCAGGTTGTCCGCAACAGCTTCCTTGGCAGGCTTCTGCGCCGAAGGAACGTTGAAGTCGATCTGATTGGCCTCGGGCGGAAGGTCGTCGCCCTGGCGCGGGTTGGCATCGACCGCCGGATGGCTGGTGTCGATTGCCTTGTCTTCTTTCGCGATGATAGCGCCCGAAGCTTCCATCTCGCCGTCTTTCTTCTTGGTCATTGGTATTCTCCCAAAGGGGTTGGGGGAGGGCCGAAACCCTCCCGCCAGTTCTTACGAAGCGGCCATCTTCAGAGCGCGCATGTATTCGGGGTTCTGGACCCCGCCACCGACGCGCTTGGTCGTGTAGAAGTGGACGAACGGCTTGTTGGTGAACGGGTCACGCAGGACGCGAAGGCCCACGCGATCGACAACCAGATAGGTCATCGCCATATCACCGAACAGAGCCGGAACCGCGCTTGCGCCGATGTCGGGCATACCCGGAACCTCGATCACCGAATAACCGGCGAGCGAAGAGGGCTGGTCAGCCTGATACGAAGGCTGCCACAGGTAGTTCCCATCGCCATCCTTCAGCGAGCGAATGACGCCCAGCGTGGTGCGGTTCATATACCACTTGGCGTTGCCGTTGCGCTCGCTCGGCAGGTCGTAGATGACGTTCAGCAGGTCATCGCTGTCAGTCAGCGAGGTGCCGGTGCCGTCCACGGCTTCGATAGCGCCGAACGGGTGCTTCGCAGCGTTGGTCGCGCCCGTGACGTAGGTGAGGATGCCGAACGGCTTGTTCGTGCCGTTGCCGCTCAGGAAAGCGATGTTTTCCTGAATGGCGAACTCGCCCGAAACCTCGTCACGAATCCAGCCTTCAAGGTCGATTGCAACGTCATCCAGCGCCTTCTGCGAAATAGCAGGGTTAGCGTAGAGTTCGCCGGTCTCGAAGTTGAGGGTGGACAGGCCCGGAGTGGAGGTCTCGGGACGGGCGGCGGTTTCACCGACCCAGCCACTACCGACCACACCATCATTGTAAACGCGGCTAAAGCCGGTTCCGCTGATCGTGATGACCTGGGCATTGTCGCGGATGGGCGAACGCTGCTTCAGCGCATTGGTAACGGTGCGATCCCACTCGACCGGAGCGAGGTAGCCACCATCCGCGTCGGTGCCAACGGTCATGGCAGCCTGCACATCACCCTTACGCATGTGCGCCTTAAAGGCGTTGAGGTATTCGGGGTCCGTCGGCTTCATGTCACCCTGCGGGCTGACGGTCTGCGCAGCGGCGATCTTCTCGTTCAGCGCAGCCTCAATGTCCGACATTGCGTTGTTGAGGCGGTCAACCTTCTCGTTCAGGACAACATCGTCTGCCTTGGAGGCAAGCTTCTCGTCCTGAGCGGCCTTGAACTCTTCAAAGGCGTTGTTGAGCTGAGCGACCAGAGCCTTCGGGTCGTTGGCTTCGGCACGGGGCATGGCAACAAGGCCACGCGGAGCGTTAGCGGCGAGGGCGGCAAGACCCGCGCCAGCGATCATCTTAGTCATTGTGTTACTTCCTGTCGTAAAAATGGGCGCTAGGCCCGAATGGTATCCAGCAACCCAGCAAGGGCGGTGGACAGTTCAGGGTCGCCAGCGTCCTGCGTGGCGGGGTCAGGGGCAGCGTCTTGCTTGCCCTTGATCTGGTTGAGCAGGTCACGCGCCGCCGAGCGGGGCATTTCCTTGCAAAGATTGGCTTCAGCGCGGCGCAAGGCATTGATCTGCGGGTTAGCCGCATTCTCGACTTGCTTGGTTTCATCCGCGCTCAGCAGCGTGTCGGCAAAGCCGGTTTCGACAGCCTTCTTGCCGCTAATCCAGGTTTCAGCCTTCATCATGGCCTCAACCTCGCTTGCGTCGGTGCCGGTTCGCTGCACGTAAACATCGCGCAGGGCCTCATCGAACGGTGCAAGGAAGTCAGCGACTTCGCGCAGGTCAAACTGGTTGCCTACCGCCATGACCCAAGCGTTATGGATCATCAGGAAGGACGCTTCGCCAATCTGCACCTCATCACCGGCCATCGCGATAATCGAGGCGGCGGAAGCAGCCAGGCCCATCACCTTTACCTGCACCTTCGCCGGATGCTCGCGCAGGCGATTGTAGATTGCGATCCCCTCGAAGACATCGCCGCCGGGGCTGTTGATATTGACCACAACGTCACGGTTGCCGATCTTGCGAAGGGCCGCGTCGATCCGCTTCACCGTCACGCCTTCGCCGGTCCAGAAGTCCTCACCGATAACGTCATAAACGCTAATCGTGTTGTCATCCTCGACTGCCGCCTGAATGGCAGGCTGCCAGCGATCAAGCGCCCCCTCGCTAGTGAGGGCCGTGACCTTCCGGCTGGTGTTGAGACGGATCTTATTCGGTCGGGGCATTGTCGCCACCTCCATTGACTGCGCCGCTGTTAAGCCCGGAACCTTCCGGGTGCTCGGGAAGGTCGAGCAGCGCCCGAGCCTCATTCTGTTCCATGATCTGCGGCGAGCCGCCGGAACCCATCATCTTGCTAAAGAACTCGGCCTGGTCGGCCATCGAACCGCGCAGCAAGGCACGCTCATTGAACTTCGGATAAAGCCCGCTTCGGCGCTCTTCGTTGGTCAGGAGAATGCGGCTGATTGCCGATTCCCAAGCTTTGAGCCACGGCGCGAGCGTGTAGGTTGTGAAGTAGATGCCAAGCTGCTCGATCCCGCTGCCCCAGCTTGTATCGTCCATCATCAGGAACGGGCGCGGCATCCCGAACACGCGGGCGATTTCCTCGATCTGGTGGTCGCGGGTTTCTAGGTGCTGGCTGTCCTTCGCGTTCGCCTGCACGGATTGGTATTTAAGGCCCTCTTCGAGAACCAAGGTGCGGTTGGCGTTGTCCGAACCGCCGTATTCATCGCCAAGGCTGGCCTTCAGATTGGCGATTGCCTCGGGGCTGAGTTTGCCCTCTTTGGACAGCACATCGCGAATTAGCGCGCCGTGCTTGAACAGCCGTGCTGCCGCCTTGTCCGCTTGGAGCGCAAGACCCAACGCATCCGCAGCCTCGTCCAGCAGCGAGATGCCGTTAAGGCCATCGTCGCTGTCACCCATAAGGTGGAACATATTCTCGGGCGCGATAACCCGCGTGCCGCCGTTGGAGTTGTTGACTTTGTACGGGTCGCCCCAGTTCTCGCGCTTTTGCACCTTGCTAGGGTGTATCGGCATCAATCCGGTAATACGTCCGCGCGAGCGCAACACTTCGGCATAGCCATTGCCATCGACCAGCGCCCAACGCTGCACAAGGCGGCGGAACTGAAAAGCGTCCTGCTGCGTGTTCGTCTTGTCGGCAAGGATCTCGAACAGCGCGTGATCGCGGGCCTTCTTGTCATCCCCTCCATCGGCCTTCTGCAAAAGGTGCAGGGGCAGCATACCCATGACATTCGAGATGAGGTTGACGCTGCGCTTAACAGCGGTGTTCCGCATCACGGTCTTGCGGTTCATCGTGGCCCCAGCAAGGTTGCCGCTACCGTTGCGCAGGAAGTCCTCTAGGCCAGCATCGCTCGCGAGGTCGATCACCGAATAAGCCTGCACCGGGACCGCAGGCGCAACTGCCGTAGGTTCGACGCTAGGCGGGTCAATCCAGTCCGAGATGAACGTTAGAAAGCCCATCAGAACACCAAGATCCCGCGTTCTTCATAAACGGAGCGGCCTTCGGTTTCTTCCATGCTCAGTCCCTCCGCCATCAGCGCAGCCGTTATTCCGTCGATCTTCAGGTGGTCCTGCCCGTGCGGTTTGCGCGGATAGATATTGCCGCGCCCGTCTTCCTTCGCCGTAACGTTGGAAGCCATCCAGTCGAACATCGGGTTGCCGGGGTGAACACGCCTCTTCGCCGCAATCGCCGCCTCCATCTCCCGCATTGGCGGGGACAGAGTGCGCGTCTGCATCGGGTATTCGATAACCGGCAGCCCTTCACTCATAAGCTGCTGTGAAAGATGATGACCCTGATAAGGGTCGAAGCCTAAAGCCTGCACATCCAGAAGCTTCGCCAGCTTCCGAATGTCTTCGGCCACATACTCAAAATCTGTTGCGTCCCCCGGCGTCAGGTTCAGGTGGCCCGATGCCGCCCAACCGCCATACGCCGCCGAGTTCTTTGACTTGCCTTCTAGAACCTGCGCTTCCGGCAGGTAGAAGAACGGCCAGTAGGCAAAGCGCCCGTCTGCCATCCTGATCTTTGCGACCAGCGCGGCAACGTCTACCTTCGTTGCAAGGTCGAGGCCGATCCATGCCTCACACCCTGCCATCTCTTCCAGCGTCAACCCACCGTCAGCGCAAGCCTGCCAGTCGGACATATTCAACCAGGCGTCGCGCGAGGAAACCCATACGTTGAGGTGCTTCGTCAGGTTGATGCCCTGCTTTGAGGGCCGGTTGATCGCCTCTTGGTGCCGCGCCCTCAGAAAGTCCTCGAAGATCGAGACGCCAAGGTTCGGGTTGGCCTTCTTCCAAACATCGAAGTCGCGCCAGTCGTCGGTCTTGTCTATCGTGTAGATGATACCGAAGAACTGATCGTCTCCGATGACGCCCTCCAGTACATCCTCGGCAAACTTCTGCATGTCGTGGCAGGGGCCACCAACGTTATCGCCCGCTGTAGTAATCACCAGCGCCAGCGGTTGCTCGCGAGCGCCCATGCCGGTCAGCATCGTGTCGAACTGGTCGGGCGTGTCGTGTTCGTGGTATTCGTCAATGATCGCACAATGCGGGGAGCTACCGTCCCCCGGCTTGCCGATCACCGGCTGAAAGCGAGATCCGTCCGCTGTGTAGATCGACTTCGCGGCAACATCCGCGTCGAACTCCGCCAAGAACTCGCCAGGAGTTTCACCTGCCTGTTGCGCCATCTGCTTAGCGGGGCGGAACACTTCCCATGCCTGCGCCTCGCTAGTCGCGCCGCAGTAGACCTCCGCACCTGCTTCGCCGTCGAGGGTCAGCATATAGAGGCCGATCACCGCAGCGAGAATTGACTTACCCTGCTTCCTCGGCAGCATGATGTAGGCTTGGCGGAACCGCCGCCGCCCATCGCGATCCACAAACCCGAACAGGCAAGCGAGAATGAAGACCTGCCAGTCCTCAAGCTTGATGAACTCTCGCGTTCGCGCCCACTTGCCCTTAACGTGCGGCATCAATTCCGCGAAGCCGCAGACCCGCTCCACCAGCTCGGGCTTGAACTCCCAATCCCCACGGTCGAGGTCGTCTAGAAACCGCTGGCACGAAAGCCGAACCAGTCGGCAAGCGGCAATCTCGCCTTTCGTGATAGCCAAGGCGTAGGCCTTAGCGCGGTCGGTGAACGTCACCCGGCACCCTTGAGCGCGGCGAAGCCCTTCTTCTCGACCGCCTTCTTGCCCTGCGACACCTTCGACCGACTAGCGGGCGTCATGCCGAACTCGCCAAGGTAGCCTTGCAAACGCGCGTAGTCCGCCGCCGACATCTCGCCAGTCCGCATTCGCGCGACCAGCCTAACAAGGGCCTCCAGCGCGATCATGTCCGGGTTGGACGCGACCCGCGCGTGAAGCATCCCAGCCACCTCGCGCCAGATTGCCGCAAGCTCGTCGTCCAGATAATCCGGGGCCTCGATCCCGCGAATGTCATCGTCAGCCACAGGCTCCGCCTCTCTA